TACAAAATTTTCACTGCATTCTTCAACTAGTTGAATTTGTGCGGTAATAACTCTATCAACATCAACAGGACTATCAAAGAAAACAGAAGTAAATGTATTGATACCAGATACCTGGTTACCGAGGATACTAATATTGGAAAATACAGAAAATCCTATTGATTCCTCTATGTTTATTCTGACATTGACTAAGGATACGCCAATATCAGTTTCTTCAAATACATTATATTTTCTCGCGACAACTACTCTTGGTGATTTGGTGTAACCAGATCCACCGTCAAGTAGGTCTACACTAATTACCTGACCTTTACTTACTAAGACTTGAGCTCTTGCACCACCTCCATTTCCATCTTGTGGAATAAAATGTATAACAGGTGGTGTAAAATATTGATATGCTGTCGGTTGCGTAATCGGATCATAACTACGTTGGTTCCATTCTAAAGCAACAACAACACCATTTTCAATCTTAGTTATAATACTGAGACCCTCACCACGAGTTTCTCCATTATAAGACTCAATATTTACTTGTCCGAAGTATGAATTAGATACTTGTTTTTGTGCTCTTTGTTCTTTACTGGTTAATATAGATGGTAATTCTTTAATTCTTCTGAAATTATTTTCACCTTCAACTTGAATTTTTGAACCATTTGATAGACTTATAAATGGATTTCTATACCATTTCCTAAAGAACGTTCCTCTCCAAATTTGATCTAGACCACTCAAAAGTAATCTATTATCCACATCTCTTTCATACTCAAGAGTAGATCCAGTAGCATCTAAGGTAACGATTGTATTAAGTGTGTCATATGCTCCAACAACACAGAAGTAAACATCAGAACCTTGAATTAATTCTGCCGAATTACCAAAACAGTTAACAATTAATGTATTGCCGATAATTCTATAATCTATTAATGTTCCAATAACACTACGTGTGTTATTTTGATTTAATTGGAATAATTGGATTGCAGATCCAACTTTTGAACCCATCCATAATTTTCTAGTGAATTGCTCTACCCCACCAGTAGTGTTCAGAGAAAGTGTAGATTTTGTATAGTAAGCATCAGGATTATAATCAAAAATAGTCAAAATCTGTCCGACATCTCTACCATAGAGATATCTCATATCAACTTTCATTTGTTCCGTAATTGGAAACTTGAAGAAAATATTTGGTCCAGAAACTGTATACGAAACTTCTTCTTCTTGCAGAACACCATCAATAAAGACTAATAAGAAATCTGGTTGTTCTATATTAACAACTGTCAGGTCTTCTAAATCTAAGATTAAGAAAGGACCAGTTCTAACGTTATTAATAAGGAAAGAATCTATAGTAAGACGTTTGTAATTACCAACACCAACTCCAGATACCTTTTCTACAGCAGTTGCTTCCCCTAACGTCTTAGCACCTTCATATTGATCCCAAATAGGAGCAACATCAAATATTAATTTATTTGGTACTACACTTCTCTCAATATAATAAGAATCTTCGCCGGGATATGATTCATTATATTTTGTTTGTTGTAAAACCGCATTGATTGTAAGTAAAAGTTTTTCATCTTCTTCAATAATTACCTCATCACCATTATCCCAGAACAAATCAAACTCTTTCGTCTCACCATCAATAAAATCTGGTAAGGATTTATCGATATTTTTGAGATTTAATATATCATCCAAATTTGCATATAAAGAATTTACAGATGATATAACATCATTACATTCTTCCGCAGTTAATAAAGGGTCTCCAATAATATTGTAATTTGAATATGTTGGAGTAGTGGACCAATATCCAGATCTATTTTCATTCTGCTTTACTTTTTCTACAACACCCGACCCATTCTCAATAATGTCTTTTACAATACTGATAAATGTATTGACAGCAGATTCTACCTCTTGACAATATGGGAATTGACTATCACTATAAACATTAGGATCTGTATATGGTGTAATACTAGTATATGTTCCTGCAGTAAGAGTGTTTCTCATAGCAGAATTCATTAGAACTGCCAACTGATCCCAAGCAGCAATTGCAGCTGTAGTTTCTTCAGTAGATCTATTGATATACGTTAATTCTTCGCCGTAAGGATATCCTCTATTAGTGTAATAGAGTTGAGCGAAATTAACCACTCTTTCATTACCACCAAATTTTAAATGATATACAATATTATCAATTAAGAAACCAAGATCGCGATAACATTTTGCTTTATCACCAGAAGGAAGAGCATAATTTGCATAAACATATTCACTCACTTCTTCTTGGAGGAATAATTTATTGCCAGCAATTAAATTTCCTGCATCGTAAAAAGTTCCGTTATTGATACCACTTAGAGAGAAAGTTGCACTATCTACACCAGAGAATGATATAGGAACATATAATGTATCTCCTGGATTAACGGCAAACTGATCGTTGGGTAGCACAGCACCAATACTAGTGGGAAGACCTACATCTCCGCCAGTATTTCCATCCAAATTTGTAACTCCTGCTGCAGCACCACCGCCACCACCAGAGTTAGTTAATGCTACTTTTGATAATGTAACTGTTGTTTGACTGTCAATAGAAACAATTTTTGTATCCGAACTAAATGCTCTACCGGAACTAATATACATTCCAACGGCAAGATTGTCAGTGCTAGAAACTGTTACTGTTTTTGATCCTTGAATATATTGAACGGTTTCTTCAACATAATCCCAATTTCTAATAGCAAGTTTTGCTAAATTTGTAGCATACTTGAATATACTTAAAGATTCTGTTTTGTTATTTGTAATATAATCTGAACCAGAAACAAATAAATTTGCATAATCAAAAACTTTAGTATTACCACCAAATCTCAAATCATGACTATACGAGTCTAAAATATATCCAATATCAATTTGATAATCATCTAATTTTGTGCTCCAATCTAAAGATCCATACGATCCTTTGCCATATCCAATAGATTCTTCTATAATAAACGGTTTGTTTCTTTCAATTTGATTTGCTGCATCAATCCATCTTCCATTTCTCTGGAAAATATTTCTAATTTTTCTAATATACCTAGAGTTATATTGATCGTTTTTAAAGTAGAACGATCTTCCTAAAAATTTAGTTCCTTTATATGGAGTAAGGTTAGTTACTCCCTGACCGGTTAGTTTTGTATTATTTCCAAGAGGTGGTGCTGAAAAAACAATTTTATCACTTGTTACAGTATATGCAACTCCTGGTTCTTGGATAATACCATCAAGAGTAACAATTAAACTTTCTGCACTAATTGGAGTAAATGGTCTTCCAAAATCATCTAATACTTGGAATGTAGTTGTTCCTTGCAACCTACCATCGCTGTCAAAATACCCATCAAATGGCGCACTGAGTGTAAAAGTAAAAGCACGAGTTTCATTGAAATTAAATTCTGATGTTGCAGCAGAACCTTGACCTCTACGAATTCTGGTATTTTCTAATTTTTGTATAGTTTGTGTTACTACTCTTCTTGTGCTTTCTACAGTGATCTTATTTTTATTAGGATCCCATAATTGAATTGTAGTAAATGCATCTGCTTTTCTGTTGCCAACTTCTGGCATCTCAGTTTTTGCTGATGTCTCTACATCAACCTGACCGAACAATTTAAATCCAGCTGGATGTGTGGTAGACTTAATGAGGTCTCTCCACTGTTCGATGGATGTTTTAGATTTTACTACGTATGAGTAATCCTGATAGAAAAAACTATCAGTAAGTTTTTGATTTGAAACACCTAGTTTACCTTTATCAGATTGGAAGTATCCTAGATTATCGAAGAAACTACTGATGTTTTCTGTAAACGTAGAAACAAATATAGATTTTACTGTTCCTTGTGCGCGAGAAATTTTCCCGGAAATTAAAACATTTTCCCTAATAATTCCTGTTGTCGATTCTAATTTGAGTAAATTTGTTTTCTTACGATATTCAGAAACTCTTGCTCTGAGAACTTCGACACCATCAATAACTTGAGTTACCAGTTCTCCTTTCTGGAAGTTTCCACTAAAATTAGTTAAAGATATAGTGTACTGGGAAGATACTTGTGGTGAGATTGTTTTATCTAAATGATATGCTCCACCATTATCAATAATTGTAATTCCTCTCGGGATACCAATTTTACTTCCAGAAACATAAATCTCCAGATCACTTTCAACAATTTTAATTGTTGGGGCATAAGTATATCCTCTTCCCGGATTCTCTAGATTGATTGAAAATAATTTTCCATCAACTTGAACGACTTTAAATGCAGCACCAACACCATCACCATCGGTAATGATAGCAATTGGATTTACATAATTGGATCCAAAACTATCAATTCTTACTGAAGTAATAACCTTAGTGGATTCATCAAATAATACAGTTGCTGATCCTCTGTAAGATTCTGCTGGAGATATACCTTCAATAAGAGGTAATTTTTTGTAGTTAGAACCAGAATTAACGATAGAAATTTCATTAATTTCACCAACAGCAAATTGACCTTTGGTTGTGTAGGTAATGTCACCAGAACCATCCCATAATGGTGTTGTAGGTATATCGTATACAAACCTGTTTGGAGTAACGTAATTTACTTTTTTCCTTCCTTGTAGAGGATCATTGATAATAGAAAGGTATGCACCATCAGCATTTACAATGCCATTTTTATCAAAGTAGTAGAAGTTGAGAAAATTAGTTCCTTTTTTGATATCATAATTATTTTGTGCTAATCTGGAACCAAATCCAAACTTAACTTCAGTAAATGCTCCAGAGTTACCTGGCATGATTAAGGAAGCAGTTTTTTCTAGAGTAATTAAATTAAAACTCTTACTAGGACTCATGTCAAAATACGTACCAGTCATTGATGAATGTGACGTATCAAATACGTATTTGTAATACTCCTGAATATCAATATTTGGATTTGGAACAAACAATACGTTATCTTCCGAAATTTCAAACTTATATTCTATGGAACTAAATGCAGATACAGTAACTAATCTTTCTGGTGTGCTACTATCAAAAAATGTTGTTGCTACAGATAATGCCTCTACGTTTCTTCTGTCGATTGCATAATCAAATACAATCGTAGCTTTCTGAGTATCTAAATCATATGTTCTTACATATCCTGATCCTGCATTGGTACTAATACGATAGTCTTGAGTAAAATTATACTTTGCTTTGTATAAAGAAACTTCTTGACCGTTGTAAATGTCAACAGATTCTGTTCCTTCTTGTGCTCTTTCAATCGTAAGATTGTTATCGTTAATAGCACCAATCTTGACAATTTCAGATCCAACGTTTAAAAGATCACCAACAGCAAATCCTTTTGCTGTTTTTAGTCTCATTGCAACAGAAGAACTACCAACGCCAGCATGGTCTACATAAACTGCAAGTCTAGAAGAACTCAAAGAACCACCAGATCTTGCTAGTTGATCATCTTCTACACCAAGATAATCTCCCCTTCTATATCCAGATCCACCGTCTTGGATTTGAACGTAATTAACAATACCCTCACTTGATACTCTAATAATAGCAGTAGCACCGCTACCTGTTCCACCTGTCAATGGAACATTGGTGTATACATCTTCAGTATAATCAGCACCACCATTAAGAATTGTAAATCTTCCAACTCCAGTATACTCTACTACGGAAGAATTTTTTGGTGCTCTAAAAGTTACTTCTTGATATAATCTTTTTCTGATAGAATAATTTTTAACTTTTGTTGAATCATCCGGGAAAATACTAATATCAACTTCATCGTCAATTCCTAAACCATGATCGCTATCAGTTTCAATAAGAGCAATACTTTGGTTAACTTCAAATGGTTCCAAATTATCACTGAGTGATACTAAAGTAACAATTTTAGATCCAGAGGTATTGAAAAGATTATCAGATTGCAAGAAGTAGTCATCATTAACAATCCAAGTACCTTCAGTAACTTTAATTTTTACAGTATTTTGTCTACTAGTTCCTTCTAAAATCTCTGCTCTAGCAATTGGAGGATTGACGCCATCCGTAAGTCTGAGTTCGGCACCCTTAGTATAATTACTGTCTTGATCTACAGTTACTTGGAAAGTTTTAATATCAGCAGAGAATGTTCCAGTATTATTAAAAGTTCCTACAACATTTTTAAGAACAATAATATTATCACCAGTGACTGTACCAACAATTTGACCTGATGCATTACTTGCTGGTTGTCTTAGAATGTCATCTGTAAATAAGTATGCACTTTGAATTGTTGTTAATTTTACAACTTTATCTTCTTTACTTTGTAAGTAATTTACTGATTTTCCTTTTACAGAAGAAATTAATGCTTCTACTTCAGACCCTTCTGTTCCAGTATTATTAAAATCTACACTACAATTAATAGAAAAATTATCGGAAGATCTATTGATAAGGAATCCATCAATAGAACCAGATTGAACTTCCGAAATTTTAGCTACTAAACCTTCTCCGTTGGAAGGCATACCAGGGACAAATAATCTTTTTGCATTTTTAGGAACATCCTCTTGATTAATTAGAGAATTATAGTTACTATCTACGGGAAGAGAATAAAAGTTATCTCCTAAAATGTATGGGAACTTCGGTACTTGATTGCTATCAATAGTAATGAAATAAGCATAAGTTCCTTCTGGAAAGTCGGGAGTAATACAAAATCTTCCATTGTTTTCGTCCAGAGATCCACTGCGATGAATATAACGATAATCATCAATAAAACTTCCTAACGGATAGTCCCTAATTGCAGGACCATCTTCTCTCAATCCTGCACTCGAATAACTAGATGTCATCCTTGTGATAGATGAACTTGAGTCTAGTGGATCTTGATGACCGAAAGGACCATATATTGGATTGCCATCATAAGCAAAACCTATAATTGGTGAGTGGGTCTTTATAGTAGGTTCTGTATCAGCAGAATTTAAGTTGTCGTTTAACTGAACTCTTAATGCTTTTGGGTTAGCAAGTTGACCGTAACCATATGCATATTTTAATGGTGCATAGTTCTCAAAAACATAACCATACTGACTATCTAATTCTGATTCATACTTTGCAAATTTATTTTTAATCCACTTCTTTAAAAGTGGAGTTGCTTCAGCACCTTCGCCAATAGCAACAATTAATACCTCAATATTTTCTTGTGTATACAAAGTACCACTAGAAATTTGATCGAATCCAGTAACAGATCCAGTAGTATCAATAGTAGCAGTATATTCTGCAAATCTTCCTTTGCCTAGTCTATCTCTTACAATAACTCTTGGAGGAGAAGAATAAAATTTTCCTGCATCTTCTACAACAATAGAAGTGACTTCTCCACCAGTGACAACTGCTCTAGCCTCTGCACCTCTTCCTGAAGTAATTTCAATTGTTGGAGTGCTTAGATAGGTATCAGCAGTATCAATAATAACACTATCAACAACAGAACCGGTTAAGACTGATCTTGCTTTTCCAGCAACACCATCAATCAGAACAAATGGTTCTTTGTCGTAATTTCTTCCTCTGTTATCAATACGAATAGATTCTAATTTTCCAAATCTAATAGAATCAGCATCTTTGTAACTAAAGATACGTACACCATTTAATAAGATACCAACTTCTGATTGTGGTGTCTTGTAAACTTCAGTGGTTGCTGTTGGATTCTTTCTGAGAATTCTTAGAAGATTTTGATCTCGTACATCTTCTGTTACTGTAGATCTGTCTAAAATATTATAAGATGGAAATCCAGAACCTGTAATGTAGTAATACTGATCGTCTGCAAGAATAGCAGATACATTTGTTGGAACTCCTTCCAACGAAGACTGCACTGAGGTATTAGTTGAAGAAGAGACAGGTTGCCAGTTATTGAGAAACCATCTTGTCTGATTTGTTCCAGTTAGGTTAATTCTAGGGTCTGCTGTTTGAAATCCAGGTTCGGAAACTTGAATAGTATCACCAGCAGAAGAATATGGAGCACTTTCTTCAGTAGTAAGATTGTACACAACACCTAACGTTAGTAATGTAACGTCATCTGATAAAATAGTAGCTGGTTTGTAGACAAATTCTCCAGTATCATATGATAGAGGAGTATTACCTCTATTAGTGATAAAGAATTGATTGATATTTTTATTACCAAATTCAATAATTTCAGAACCAATCAATACTTTCTCAAAAGGACTCCAACCAGTAGTAGAGAAAACATCAATCTTATCACCTGTGCTGCTAGTGCTTGATAGAGGTCTTTCGAGTCTAGTTTTAGTAGATACAGCAAATTCACCATTTACTGTTTCTGGTGCTAATACAATATTCCAAATCTGTTCGCCATCAAACGTTCCTGCTGCATATACATTATCTACAGTAGCAGAAGAATATCCATACTCATCTGTTGGTGTCTGTACTACTTTCTTTCCAATGAGATTTCGTGGGTCGCCAGATACAATCTTACACTTAAGTGCAAATACATTGATCCAATCTGCTTCAGATACTTTATATGTAAAATCTCTTGGATTGTATACTTCTGGTTTATTGTCAATATCTTTAGTAACAATAGTATTAAAGATAAACTTAATAGAACTGGTAGTTCCTTTTGCTTTATAAAACTTCTGAATATTTTTAATCAGAGTTCTCTTATCTACATCTCCTTTGAGATATTTTTCAGGAAAAGAACCTAGGTATTGATTTTCAAAGTTTTTAACAAACGCATATAAAAACAGATTGCTTACATTATATACTGTTTTACCGGCAACATGCGAAGATGCATCAGTACCTGCAAAATTAGAAGAATCGTATAAGTCTCCTAATGTAGTATTGCCACTAACTCCTCTAGCACAGAGTTGGAGTTCAGTGTCTGTTCTGGTTTGATAGAAGATAATTTCATCTTCAATTCTCACATAACCATTTTTTTCCGGAAATGAACTAGCATCTCCTAATACAATAGTAGTATCGCTGTCACTAACAGAAGAAGCAAGGATATCAGTTTGCTTTAAAACATTCTGTTCGTAAAAATCAATATCTGCATACTTTTGGATATTGTTAATAACATCCAGCGTTCCACCTTGAACTTCCTGAGATTCATAATACTTTTTTACAAACTTACCAAAAAGTTCATATTCAGTACTAATAAATTCTGGAAGCTGGGACTCGATCAGAGTAGAAATTCTCTTAGTCTTTACAGCAGGCATTTACTTTACTCTTTGTATGCAGTGAACGAGGAATTAGCAACATCAACGTCAAGATAGACCTCTCGGAATGCCTTGATATCATTAGATAAGGGTTTTACTCTAACAGAAATGCGATTATCAAAGAAACTGCCCTTAATAATTGTAAGGGCATACATTTTCAGTTCACCTTCTGCATAATCAATATCGCCAATATCACTGTCGAGGACAACCTTTTCACCAGTTACGCTATCTATTCTATATAGGACAATTTTGCCTGCCCTGTCTTCGACATAGACATCAAATGTAGGATACTCAGTTACTCTGAAACCAGTTGACGACAGGACTGGTTCGTCACAGTCCTGATCGAAAGTATTTTGGAAACATACCTCATAATATGACGTGGAGTTAAGTAGAGGATAGAAATCTTTTCTCATAGTAACACTAGTGAGATTGGAAGTAATTGCACGATCTGCATCATCAATAACACCAACTACTTTACTGTATCTAAATTTACCACTAAATTTCTCGGTATCAGATGTGTCAAGATACGACTGTACTGATCCAATTGCTTTGTCTCTAATTTGTGCTGGTGTACTATCTGTTGCTTTAGAATCAAAATAAATCTTACTGCCAATCTCAATATACAAGATAGATGGATCAACAATAACAGGTTGCACTGAAGCAACAATATACTGCTTCATTTCAGCAATAATATTTTGTTTTGTCAATGATGTCAGATAACTAGCATCACTTGGTTTTAATACAATAAAGACCTTACCATACTCAGGAGGAACTTGATCTTCACCTCCAAAGATTATAATGTCACTAGTAGAAGGATAGATCTTTCTGACGATTGAAGAGTAATCATTTGACGTTACAGCTCGATCTTGTGCTCCATATGACTTAGGTGCATTGAATTTAATATTATTTGTAGATTCAATGTTCTCACCACCAGCAGATGGAATAGAACTTGTGATGTTTGTAGTAATGTTCTGGGGAGAAACTCCTGAAGTGTTTTCTAACACACCAGAGAAAATAAATGATCTAACACCATTTGATGTAGGACCATTGGTTGTAATGTATGATACTTCAACTCTAGACGCATTCTCTATCTTTTTACCAAGAACACCATCACCTAAGATAACTTCATATCTTTCATCATCAATTTCATCTAAGAAGAAAACCTTTGACTCTCCGTCAACATCTAAAATATTATCTGCAACCAAGTAAGGTTCACTAAATGAACCACCACCAGAGAATACTTTTACTCGAATTGAATTTGTATCGATATTTTGGTTATCTAATATGAATCTCTGATTCTTAAAAGATGTATTAATTGTAAAGGTGTTGACAACTTGAGTTCCTTCGTAAACAGGAACATCAGTAAATGTTGCAACACCATTTGATACTTGTCCTTTTGCATCGTCTAGGACAACATATTGATATAGTGTGTTATCATAATTTGCAATAAATCCCGTACCCTTCTTTAATAAGAGTTCTGTATCGCTCGTGGGATTTACATATGTTGCTGTAAACGAAACATAAGCAACTGGTGCAGTAGCACTCTTGGGTCTGTATCCTAATTGCTTCGCAATCGATACTACGTTGTCCCTCAAGGTCGCTGAATCAATGAATAGTTCATTGACTACCATATTGGTATTAAACGCCGTATAATACGTATTATAGGCAAGTGTATCTAAAAGGGTTGCCATCGCAGAACCCTCAAAATCATAATCAGTAAAATCTGATGTCGCTCTGAGGTAATCCTTCAGAGATGACTTAATATCTTCAAAATCTAGATTAGCAACCTGAGTATAAGGCATTATCGTGTACGCTCTAAGAAGAATTCTACTGCTACTGGTGTATCATCTCTACCGACAATAGTATAGAATAATTCAACTTGATATCCGTTATTTTGTTCGTCTACAAGAATAACAACATCATCGATTAAAATTCTCGGTTCATACTTTTCTAGTACGTCCGAAATTTGTGATCTGATTACACCAGCAGTTGCATAATCAAGTGGTTCAAATAAAGAACTATACAAATCACAACCAAGGTCGGGTTTAAATGGTCTCTCCCCCTTGATTGTGAAAAGTAAAGATGTGATTGATTGAACTATAGCTGCCTTATCTTTCACCGCTACTAAATCATCAGTAACAGGGTGTTTTTTAAACGTAACACTCAAATCTTTGAATGTCTGAAAGGAAGGCATTTAACACACCAATAGGCTGTTACTATTTATCACTTACCAACGAATCCGTCCGCCCACTCTTGAGAATCAAAAACCTCTTCATCCTTTGCTTTGTTACGGTTACGCTTTGCTGACATGTTGAGATACTTATCACTATCAGTCTCTGTGATGAGTGTCATACCTTCACTAACAAAGTCTTCACCTTTGTCAACTGATCCGTCTAACCTGTTAGGGTGTCCCATTTTGTTTCTCCTTTTGTGTTTGCCAAAAATAATTATCAACTTTCTCTGCAGGAAGATTGCAAATTAAATTCATCCCTTACCTTGACCACGATAACGCTTCTTAGCACTATTGCGTGACGTAGGTGTGTACTTGGTGTGCTTACCACGTCCTTGACGAGTACGCTTTGGATGAGACTCAATTGTCTCAGCACCTGATAATCCAATTCTGCTCTTTGCCATTGCCTTTTATCGTTTGACTCCTATATTATAGCACAAAATCAACCTGCTGCAAATACAGTCCAACTTGCTTCTGCCATTAATGCTCCACCAGGTGCTAATGCATCACCCAATCTTGCAATTGGTCTTCCATTTGCAAATACTTTAGCAGATCCTCCTACTAGTACGTCAGCATGAACGTCGTTGCCACATGTATGCGGTGAGAAGGTGTCTCCAGTGCAATGAACGAGTCTTCCATCAGCAAAGACGTTAGGAGAACTTGTAACGCCTTTTGAAGGGGCATAACATTGGTGTCCTGTAGTGATATCACCAATTCTACTTACCGGTCTTAATGTTGCCATATTAGGGTATTAACTCGAAGTCTCCAGTAGGTGTGTCTAAGAAACCCACCTGACGATTTATATAGTATGATAGTCGGTTTGCTGCTGGAGTCCAGTTATTTGCTACTAACATCGTTCCTTGAAACGTTGTAACAAATGGAGGACATGTATGTGTTACTATTAACGTATAGTAATATTGCATCACACCAATGAATGATGGTCGCCATTTAACCCAACTACTAATCTCTGGTATAAATGCCGCAATATAATCACTACCTTCTGTAAGAACATCTGCTTCCGTAATCGGCGCTAGTTGCTCTAACGTTATCGGAATCGCTGGAGGGGGAAACATCTCTAACGTAATCTCTTCACTATCCTTTGGAATCTTATCAAACTCTAAAAACTTCCTACCCTGCAATAAATTAATAGCAGTCAACCGATTCACATCAGGTACTACACCCTCGGCTATATCGCCATAGAAGGATCCTTGGAAATTCGGACTATTTGCATAATATGACGCATACACATACTCTGCATCATAAAAGTACTTCTCACCATAATAACCCTTCAAAGGTGCCACAAGCGCCATTGTAGGACTCGGTGGACCTGCAATATTACCATATGCCATCCGTGGTTCTACCCACCCTGCTCCCATACTAAAATTGGGAATGTTCGGTACGGGTTTGTCAGCAATATCGACAAGACTTACAATACTATTCCCAATACCTGTACCACCACTCGGTCCCTGCCCTGGTACTAACGTGATACTTGTGATTAATTCGGGTAATGCCGGTAACGGACAACCTCCCACTGCTTGCACCGTAATCGTCAGCGCAGGGTTGATTGTCTCATACAGTATCGGCGCAAGGCCAAGACGTGGAGTAGACTGAAATAATGGCACAGTACCAATGGGTCGCAACTGAAATCCAGCGCCTGCTGCGAGTACCTCCTGGTTTGGAACAATCTGTACCGGCATTATACCGCCTTCGCAACAATTGCAAGATCTTCCTTAATACCTTCTACATTATTATGAAGAAAATCTAATGTCTCTGAGAGACTCTCGTAGTCACTTCCATTAGGACGGCGGTACATTAAAGTTGGTCGCTCCAAGCTCGATATTCGTTGGTCCAGGCTCTGCAACCTCTCGGACAGCTGGCGGAGTACGCTCTCCAGATTCTGCTGCTGCTCTTGTGACTTTTCCATCATTTTGATCTCCTCTCATGAATGCTTCGGATGCTCTCGACTCAAACTCGTCACAGAATGAATCGAAGTTATTTACAATTTCGTCGAAGTTTTTGTAGGCGGGGTTTTCAGTCATTTTTTTGCTGGGAAATTTTTTTCCTTTTCAAGGTTTCTAAAAAACCATTTTCAAAAATATTTAGCGGTCGTCTGGATACTTTTGTAGGTTAGGAGGGACCCATGGATTTTCGCTAGGCGCATCGCTAAGGGGGCAAGGGGGGGCATATAACAGTCCGTAGACTGTCTACCCCTGTGCCCTGTCCCCCGTGAGGGGTGCTACCCTTACAGTTCTGCCATCATCTCATTCATCTCATCAGCGTCGATCGCTGCGTCATCCCATGCCACGCCGTCTGCTGTCTTGCAGAGCATACGACCGATCTGCCCCTCACACATGCAACGTTGGAACTTGTCCCATGGTGTCTCGTCCTCACTGCAGAACTTCACACATGCCTTTGCTGTGTTGTAGAGGAACTCGTCGTTCCCAATCCACAGCGACACGTTCCATGTCTCGTAGTTTGCCCAACCGTTGTACGTGGTGTCGCTCATGAGTTCAGGATAGAGTGCTTCGAGGGTTGCCATGTGTTGTGTGTTGTGTTCTCTTGTATTGTAGTCGGTAGAG